GCTGTATCTCCGAAGAACTTAACATCGTAGCCAGTATCATCGACACCTACGGTAACAGTAGCATCAATCTGTACTGCACCATCAATATCTACAGCATCTAGGTTAGTTGTACCATCTATATCTGCGTTACCACTTATATCTAGAGTAGCGGCATCAAGCTCACCACTAATGGTGATATTTGTCCCTCCGGTTATAGCTCCGTCTAAAGCAACGGCTCCGTTGATATCTATCGTAGTAGCGGCAATCTGTATTTCTGTATCAGCGACAATATCTAGTTGACCATCGGTACTAGAGTTAATGTATATCGCGGCATCACGGAACTGCACCTTGTCATCGGTACTAGCAACAATATCGTATCCGTCAGTAATGTTACCAGCCACTAACGTGTTTTTTAGAGAGTTACTAACACCACCTGAATCTACATAGGCTTTAATAGATTGTTGAGTAGCCAAAGCAGTGGCACTATTAGATGTCATACTGTCTTCGTCTTTGATATCTGTGACAGTTACTGATCCCGTACCAGATAACGCATCAAATTCTATCGTGCCATCTACATCTACATCTCCCCCTACGGTAAGTCCTGCGGCACCACCTAAGATTAGATCATCGGCTGACGCGTCCCAGAGCATATAAGCACTGGCTGTATCCCCAAAAAATTTAACGTCATAACCAGTATCATCAACACCTACGGTAACAGTAGCATCAATCTGTACAGCACCATCAATGTCTACAGCATCTAAATTAGTCGTACCATCTATATCTGCGTTACCACTTATATCTAATGTAGCAGCATCAAGCTCACCACTGATGGTAATATTTGTGCCTCCGGTCATAGCCCCGTTTAAAGCAACGGCTCCATTGATATCTACTGTAGTAGCTGCAATCTGTACTTCTGTATCAGCAACGATATCTAGCTGCCCATCGGTACTAGAGTTAATGTATATCGCGCTATCTCTAAATTGAACTTTATCGTCGGTACTAGCAACAATGTCTGTCCCACTAGTAGTATTACCGTTACCTAATACCTCAGTTAAAGTGTCCGCAGTAGCTACTTGAGAATCTACATAGGCTTTAATCGATTGTTGAGTAGCCAAAGCAGTAGCACTATTAGATGCCATATTATCTTCATCAAGTATTGAAGATGCGGCTGTTGTGCTAGTTCCTAAACTAAGACTGTTAGTATGAGTAATACCTTCAACTACATTAGTCCCATCACAATAGACTACCATTGTTTTGTTAACAGGAACTGCTATGCCAGTACCACTAGCAGTCTTAACGGTTACAATCTGTGCGGTATTGTTTTCTACAATATAAACTTTTGTTTGTGCAGGACAAATAACTGACCCTGCACCTGATAACGAGGTACCAGTATCAGTAAGATCAAGAATCGCGCAACGAGCCTCCGAAGTTGTTCCGTCTGCTGTAGTTAGCGTATGGGCGTTACCTGTCCATGAATTAATAGTAGCCTTACCCGCTATGGCCTGTTCAACCATTTGTGTAATGTTGTCATTAACAACATTTCCCCAAGTACCGCTTAATTCACCCTGTACAGGAAGAGCTAACTTAAGGATTGTGGTGTATTGCGTTGTCATACTTTTAACCTCATACGGCTACATCTTGCCAGTTTGCGTTTTGGCTTGTGCTAATATCCCCCCACACTTGCACTTCCCCTAACTCCATTGTAGCTAATACCCCTGTAATAGTTACCTCAGTCATTAGGCCACCCTAATAATTGCAGTGTCTGCACTTGCTGTTGGGAATGTAATTTGAAAAGTAGAATTTGAAGTAGACTTATCGCTACCAAAATCAATAACTGCGACAGCGGGGGTGCTCCCTCCTGTTTGGTATATCAACGCACCTCTAGCGGTGATAGTAGAACTACCCCAAGTTGCGTTACCAAAACTTAAATATGCAGTTGTACCAGAAGTTGTAGGGGCTGTAGAAATCGTTAATGCAACACCTCCGGCTGTATACCCTGTACCAGATACCTCATTGGTAGTGGTGTACGCTGTAGTAGTTGCATCTAAAGTTGCGCTACTTGTATACAACGCAATCTTAAAAGACTGTGACGTATCAGAACTAAAATCCATTTCTCCATCTAGTAGTGCTTTTTTAAATGATGTACACATTGTTTGTGTAATTGCCACAATAATCTCCTACTCTGCTGCCATCCTAAATTGACCTGAACGATACGCATCCGCTCGTAGTTTCCCAGCACCAAGATTACGAAGCAAGAACATAGCTTGGGCGTAAAGATCTTGGTACAACTTAACCATATCGGGTTCGCCTTTCATAAAACGTATGGCCTCTACTAAAGAACCATTTAGTAATGCGCTATCGAACTCTTCGCCTAACCACGGTGTTGTACTTGCGGTAACAATAGATTCAGGATAGTACCCATAATGTAATTCTACAGAATAGGAAGTATCAGGTGTAGGCCCAACAATAAAAGCATCCTCGTTAAAATACGCGTAATGCTTAGGCATTCCGGTTGAAGTAGATTTCGGGTATGCCTCTCGTATGAAATTGACATCTTTATTAATTAGATACGAGTAGGTTCCGTTTGCGTCTATAACAGCTAAAGAGTACGAATACAGAAAATCATCAGGTACATCTAGGTATACATTGTTGAGTGTCACCGTACCTGTTACATTTTTACGTAAGGCAGGGATTTCGACCGCTGTATAGATCCCTTGCTCTGCTTGTTTAGTGAACATAGCAAGTTGATCATCTGTAAAAGATGTTTCACAGATATCCTGAATATTGGCTTTTAGCTCGGTATAGTTCATCTACTACCCCATTGGCCCTCGACTCATTCGGCCCTTTGTCGCTGCTCCATAGCCGCGCATCATAATCCCAGAGGTTTTAACCCCACTCATATCAGGCTTAGGTGCGTCTTTACTAGGTTGCACACCTTTATTCTTTTGTACTTTCACTTCTTTCATCCCAAAAACATTTTTAGGGTTATACATAATCTTGCTCCTATGCAGTCGTTACTGTAACTATCCCAATTAAACCATTACCTACTAACGTATTAGGGGCTAGACCAAAAGGGTCATTTCCACCACCTATGGGGTTCCAACCCCACTGTATGCCCCTACTACTGTAGCTTCCAGATGCCCCAAGACTTGTATCTGGTCTTGGATCTCTAATCGCCTGTGGATCATCTACAGGAAATTCTCCTAACTTAAGCTGCGGTTGATCTGGGTTCCAACATTCAGGACACGCTTTTATATTAGTATTTCTACCCTTGGTAACCAAGTTTTTGAGTTCTTTCAATTTATATTCAAACCCACAAACATCGCACATTGCGATAGCTCTACGGGCTGAAGCAAACCGATTACTCATTATTAAATCCTACCCACTCGCGGAACAACTCGATAGGGTGCTTTCTCTCGATCTTCCGCTGCGGCAAGCTCAAACTGTTCCTCATAAACAGCTTTCAACATAGGTACTCTTTCCATTAATTCAGGCACTTTCAAAGCAATGTTGTAGGCTAATCCAGCAACTAAACAAGGTAAAAACCTAAAATTAACATCTGCGGTTTCTACTCCACTACCCGCATCTTCTATACGCCGCATACGCCAATACTTAAGTACATAAGTGTCACTTTTGTCAGGTACAGGCCATAGATTAAGTACAGGTGCATCCCTTTGACGGTCTATCCACATCTGTATAGGTCTACCTTCAGACAACTTATTAGGTATAGAGGCATACGTGCTTACGCTTATTCTATTAATAGTTAGATCTGACTGCGTATTAGCGTTACCAGAATTAGTCCGTATGACGTGTTCAAGAAGATCAATAGTGTCAGCACCAAGTGTGTACTGAGAAGTACCGTCAACTAAATTGACACTACCTTCTTCTATCGTCCATAAGTTAATTCCACGGTTCTGCCACTCTATGGTAAGTAGGTTCATAGACCTACGGGCTGTGCGTAAGTCGTAACCAGAACGTAATTCTCGTCCAGCACGTTCCCACGCTTCTTCAGCGATTTCAGTGAAATCCATGTTGAACGCGGTAGTGCCTGACGTAGCCATAATTACTTACCTTTCAAAAACGAAACAGCTTGTTTTACTAACGTATCTTTGGTCTTCCTACGATCTAGCTCAAGCCCATGCTTCCGCATCTCTATCTCAAGCGTATCTTTACTCATGCCCGTAAGCTCTTCCTTAGAAGGTACCTTGAGTTTAGCTGCTCTTTTAGCTGCTGTTTTCTTAGGTGCTTCTTTCTTAGGTGCTTCTTTCTTAGGCACACTAGGCTGTACCTCGTTTAACTTAGCTTCAGCTTGCGCTTTGGTCATAAGGTCAAACACAGCAATCGTATAGGTACCATCTACGTTTTTACTACCTATCTGAAAAACAGGTTCTCCGGTACTAGAGAAAACACCGTTCTGAAACACTTCTAATTTACTCATAATCACCTCATTTTACAGGGACGGACACCTTTTCTAGCGATACCCGCACCACGAACTTTTGGTTTTGATGCTTTCGCCTTTGTGGTCTTTTTAACAGCCCCACCTTTTTTCATATCTGTTCTACGAGTCTTACCCTCTA